CTAAAAAAGTTACTATAAGCTCAAGAGCAAAAACTATTAATGAAATTAATCTAATTGTTGTAGAAGGAAAATCAAAGATAGATGATTTATTGATTGAGATAATGCCTGAGAGCTACAAAAAGGGCATTGCTGACGCTAATAATGCACTACCAAATGTATTAAGTTCTAAAGCACTATCACCAGCCCATGCAGCTCAAATAAACGTACTACTGGCAGATGCTAGTGCAGATTTTGGAATAGGTTTAGAAGGTGTGTCAAAGAAGGCTGGTCAAGTTCTTGGTCGTGTAGCTAGTGAGCAGATCAGAGGGCGTATTACTGAGGGTTTATTAGATGGAAAGGGAGTACCTAAAATATCTAGAACAGTACTAGAAGAGCTAAGAAAGCAGGGGTTTGTCTCATTTACTAGCAGGAATGGTCGTAATATGAAGCTGACTAAATACTCAGAAATGCTTACGAGGACTCATGTAATGAGGGCAGCAAACGAGGGGACTTTAACTAGAGGTATGGAGTTGGGGCATACTATTTTTGAGATGAGTAAACATGGTGGTGTAGAAGATGATGCATGTCTTAGTGCAGAGAGGCAACAGTTTTTTGATACTACAGGTAAAAAATACCCAGTCCCACCTCAGATGCCTATTCACCCCAATTGTAGGCATAAATTATTTCTTAGACCTGACTTATCATAATTTCACATTGAACAAGAAAGTGTTATAATTCAGGTGTGTGTAAGTAAGATACTATTTTTCATGGCTTAAAAACCATGTGTTGGAGACTTCCAACGAAAAAAAGTCTTGAGTTCCATTTACTCATTAATAAAAAATGTTATGCCAGAAGACGAGAAAAAAGAAGAAGGTGGTCAAGAGAAAGACCCTAAAAATAACTCCGCTGAAGATAAACAGCAAGAAAAATCAAATCCAGATGATAAGGTTGAAGAGAAGAAACAAGAAGGCGATGAGGGAAAGTCTGAGACTGTACCCATGTCAAAGTTCACAAAGAACTACGCTCGCATGAAAGATGCAGAGGATAAAGTCGCTGAGTTTGAAAGAAAAGAAGCAGATCTAAAAGAAGCCCAATTAAAAGAAGATAATAAGTATGATGAAATACTTGCTATTAAGAATGTAGAGATTGCAGAGCTTTCTAAAAGAGCTGCAAAAGCTGATGAGAATGATAGTGCCTTACAGGCATTTTATGAATCAGCATTAGCAGAAATACCAGAAGAACGACGTGGAATGATCCCTGATTATTCTACTGCCAAGAAACTAGAATACATGTCTGTTAATAAAGCGTTCTTAGTTGGAACACCTAGTAATAGTAATCCCCCTAAAACAGGTGGTGATATACCTAAAAACGAAGGTGGAGACAACCTTGATGATGCAGAACTTATTAAAAACCAGTTAAAAGATCTTAGAGATAAGAAGATGAATAACGGATTTTTAACTCACCAAGAGCAAAAACAAGTATCTTCATTGCTTATTGAAAGAAGTAAGCTTGCTAAAGAGCAAGCCTAATTTATCAGTTAAGTAAATGAAATATGCCCTTAACAACAAACATCGGCAAGTTTGCTACTTATGACTCATCTTTTTTAGATGACCAAGTTGTAGGTCTAGCAATGCTTGTTGAGCCTAAAATCACAACACTTTGGGATTTAATTCCTGAAATCGGCGCGGGTGCTAGAATGTCTGAAAAGATTAAATGGTACGATGCAAAAACTAATTCACTTGAAGGAGCAGTCCGAACAGGTGGTTGGTTAGCAACTGGAACAACAGGATTGGTAGTTGACGCTGCATTAGCTGCAGTTGTAAATATCGGTGATGTTCTAGAAGTTGGTACCGAACAAGTAGTAGTTTCTGCTGTTGTTCGTACTGGTGGTTCTGAAACTATTGACGTATTTGCTCGTGGACACGGTGGAACTACTGCCGCAACTCACGCTGCATCTGATGTTATCTACATCATTGGTAATGCTAATGTTGAAGGTACAGTTGATGGAGTTTCTATCCTTGAAGATAATGTTGAAAGAGTAAACTACTTCCAATTAATTGAAGAAGTGGTTGAATTAACAAAAACTTCAAAGAACCAAACTTACGAAGATGTTCAAGATAAAATGAACGAAGTTCGTGTTCGTGCTATGAGCCGAGCCTTCCGTAAGTTAAATATGACATCTTTATTTGGAACACCTGACGCTGGTAGTAAAGTACTTCCAAGATCATGTGGTGGTGTTCGTCATTTCATTCAAAATGACGCTGACAACATTAACACTAACGCTGCAGCTTCATTTACTGAAACAGTATTGAAAGATACTCTGTTGGAAATTGCAAAACGTGGTGGAACTCCAAATCTAATCATCTGTTCACCAGAAAAGAAATCTCAAATTAATGGATTCAACGCTTCTAATACACGATTAACTCGTGATGAACGAACTGCTGGAAACATTGTTGACTTCTATGAAGGTGAAGGTGTTGGACGGCTTGGAGTTATTGCCGATCCATTGCTACGAGACTCTTTCGGTGAAATGTACGTCTTAAATACTCAAAAGATGGGTAAGATGTGGTTCCCAGAAGATAGTCTACGATTTGAAGCTGAAACTTCAAACTCTAGAACAATCAAAGAAACTTTACAGGGTCAATTTTCACTAAAACTGAAAGACGCTGCTACTGACTTTGCTCGTATTCACAACATGTAAACCTAACCTATTATGAGGGGGCTTTTTGCCCCCTCTGGTTAGTTAATTGATTAAAAAAAACTATGAAAGTAGAAATCAAATGCCAAAGAATGACTGTCTTAGAGGGAGCAATGACACTTCCAAAAGGAGTTATTTATATTGATGAAAAAGATCAACTAATGTTAGCTCAAAATGCTACAGATCTTTGTGCTAAATACCCTAATGACATTGAAATATATAAAGGTGAGTTAGAAGGTAAAGATGTGATGGGTAGCAGAGCAAAGTCAGAAGCTAAAGCACCTGCCCCTGTTGAGCCTGCTAAAGCTAAAGCACCTGACCCTATTGAGCCTGCTAAAGCTAAAAAGAGTCGTTCAGAAGTATAATTAAACTACCCTTATGAAAGCAGAAAGAAATAAACCAAATAGGGTTGCTAATACTGGAATGCCATTACACTTCAATGGAAGTGTTGGAACAACTGAAGCGACTATTAATGTATTAGTAGCCACAGAAAAAGAATTATCTACCTCTGTTACAATCTCAAACACTCATGGTTCACAAGATTTACTTGTAAGCTTTGACGGTTCTGCAAACTTTTATACTATTCCATCTGGAACAAAAGAAAGATTTGAAGTATCCGTATTTAGTTTTAGAGTTAAAGGAAGTGGTGCTGCAACTACTTATGAGTTGATTGTAACGGTATAAATTAGCCGTTATGCCAGACCCGATTTTCCAAGAAAAAAATAAACCAAAACGGGTCGCATGGGCTAATCCTTACGACGGTCAGCCCATAAATAATGAAGACGGGTCAATTAATATAGGTAATGTCCTTGTTAAGGCTCAGTATGATTATTTAGACCTGACTTATACTGGTGATAACTTAACCAAAGTCGTATATAAGCAAGGTGGTTCTGGTGGAACTCTCGTTGCTACTGTTGATATTACCTATGACGGTTCAGATAGAATAAAAACAGTGTTAGTAACTACCCCATAATATGTCAGTAAAATATGTTTTCAATCCATTTACAGCAACATTTGATGCAATAGATGCATTTACAGGGGCATTGAGTGTAGACACTTTTGTTGTAACTGTTCCTGCAACTCATGATTTTACTTTAACATTGTCGCCAGTTCTGGACTCAGAATTCATTATCCTAAATGGGGTAACGCTTAATAGGGGAGCAACAGAAGACTATACCATCAGTGGTAATACTCTAACCATCTCCGCTTCTTATGAGTTAAGAGTTGGTGATAAACTTGTCGCCAAGTATAGAAACTAAAATAACAAGAAGAAGAACAATAACAAGAAGAAGAAAAAATATTAATTGCTTAATAATTTATATCTATGGCTATTACAAGAGTGAGAGGTAATACTCAATTACAGTTTGATGGTGATTTAGATTTGCAAACAAATAAAATCGTCAACTTAGTTGCTGGTACTGCCGCAACTGACGCTGTAAACAAAAGTCAACTGGACAATGTTTCTGCTGGACTTGATCCAAAAGAATCATGTCAACTTGCTTCTACTGCGAATTTAACACTCTCAGGTGAGCAAACTATTGACGGTGTATTAACCTCAGGAAGCCGTATTTTGGTTAAAGACCAAACTGCTGGTTTAGAAAATGGTATCTATGTTACTGGAGCAGGTGCATGGACTAGAGCAACTGACGCGGATGTTTCTGCCGAAGTTACCGCTGGAATGTATTGTTTCGTAACAGAAGGTACAGTTAATGCTGACATTGGGTTTGTATTAACAACAGATGATCCAATTACTTTGGATACAACTGCTTTAGTATTTTCACAATTTACTGGAGCTGGTTCAGTAAATGCAGCATCAGAAACTGTTGCTGGTATTGCTGAAATTGCTACACAAGCAGAAACTGACGCTGGAACTGACGATCTACGGTTCGTTACTCCATTGAAATTAGCTACATATTCTGGTTTAACAGCTAAACTAGAAGCTAGTAATTTTGTATATAATGAACAACTAACAGTTACTAATGGTGCTGCAGCTGTATCTGCTCTTGCAAATACTCAAGTTGCTGGAACTGTTGCTGTATACCTTAATGGTGTACGTCAATTAGCTGGTGGTGCGAATGACTATACAATCACAGGTCAGGTTATTACATTTAATTTCACATTGAAAAACAATGGTGGAAATGAAGATGTAGTTGTAGTTGACTACCAAAAATAGTTAGCTAGGTAATATAAATATAGGGGGCTTAATTGCCCCCTAATTACCAAATTAATATAAATTTATGGCAAAGCGTAAATATACTAAGCGTAAATCAAAGAAAAAGAAGGTATCAGCACTTAAATCAGTACAGAAACCATTGAAAGAAGAGAGGAGAAAAAAATGGTGTGTTGATGTTATTGTTGATGAGAAAATTTATATTGTATCTAGATATTTAACTGGTTTCGCTAAATCTGATAACATTAAGGAAGAAGATCTTCGCTTAGTGTATGCTGGACTATTACAACAATACGGAATGAAGCCTATTGGTTTTGATGAGTTTATGACTTACGAGGTTTTAAATAAATAGTATGCCTAGAACAGAAATACAAGGAGAACAAATTGAGCAGGAAACTATCACAGGTGACCAGCTTAAAGATACTGGTGTAGTTCCAGGAACATATACAAATGCTCAGGTTACTACTGACGCAGATGGACGTATTACTTCTATTTCAAATGGTACTGGTACTAACGTGAGCTTGGTTATCGCTTTAATAATTGCACTTGGATAGTATGAAAATAATGGTAGGAGTTGACATTGGGGGCTACACCTTCAATGCAGCAACAAAACAAATTACAATCACAGGGCTTGACCCCCTAACATTAGAGCAATTTTTAGTGATTACTAATGTTACTGATAATGTAATTATTTATAGTTTCAACGACCCTACTTTAGGCGGTACTGTTTCATCAAACGTAATTACATTGACCTACGACACTACCCTAATGTCTAATACAGATGACCTACAGATATGGTTGGAGTATAAAAAAACAGAAGATATTAATGTAGGAGTGCCTGATGATTATTCAGAGTCAATTGTAGTTGGAAGTATTTACAATATTGAAACAAAAGGAATTACAAACAGATTTAAACACTATATAAAACATATTACCGAAGATATGGAGGGAAATAGTGATTTAGTAGCATCGTTAGATGGTACAAATACAGATATTCTACAGCTTTTTAAAGCAAGTGCTGACACTATTTCGCACCTACATTTATTTGCTGGTACAGGAGGAGGATCAACAGTTATTGATGATATGGAAGTTGTAACTGATTGGACAAGCTCAGACCCTACAAATACGCCTATAGCCCTTGAAACAACTATTGTAGATACAGGATCAGGAAGTTTAAAAATAAGCATTACTGATGGAGGTAGTGCCAATGATACGATTACAAAGACTTTTGCAGCAGAAGATTGGAGTGAGTCAACTGCATTAAAGCTAAAATTATATCAGACTGATGACCAACAAGATATTAGGGTAAGTGTTCGTATAAGTGATGGTACAAACTCTAAAACATCTTCTGAAATGCTTGTAAGTACAAAGAATGTTTGGAGTGATAGATTGTTATTATTCTCAGGGTTTACAGAAGATGGTGGTGGAACTACTAACATGTCTGCTATTACCTCAGTTATATTTATTATAACAAAGGACAATAAAGATAGAGTTGTTTATATAGATCAGCTTATACGTCTTGGTGATCCAGGTACTTTTGATATACAAATATATGATTTTGCTTCTACATCTGCACCTACTGCATTATCTCAAGGAACTTTAAAGACTTGGGACGATGGGCTTACAACTCAAACAGTACAAGCCTCAAATGCAAAAAACCTTATAATGGTTGCCAAATTAATGCGTAATCTTACTATAGGTAATTACTATGGTATTAGAATATTTAATAAAACCAGCCTTGGTAATCTAGATTTTTACGGAGAATCATCAGGAAGCTACTATGCAAATGGTAAAGCATTAAAGTCTATTGATAGTGGAGTTACTTTAACTAATATATCTACAGGGAATGAGGATTTTTACTTCCATATTTACTCTATAGTTGATGCCTATATTACTAAGATTCACCTACATTTGAATGGAACTACTGGTGAATCAAAAGAGGTTATCATAATTGAAGATTCTGTTGAAAAAGTTAAGAGTGTGGTTGCCCATGGTAGTAGCTTTCTTAATCAAATTGAAAGAGATATTACGATTGATGTAGCAAAGAATATTGGAGTAAATGACATACTAGAGATTTATTATGATGACGACGTAACATCTTCTGCTAATAAAATATCAGTTCGGGTACACGCATGTGTGAAGCCTCATACTTCTAACGGATAAAATATATGGATAAATGGGAATATCAAGAGTTATTAAATCCTTCACTAGAAGAGCTTAATGCTATGGGTTCTAATGGTTGGGAGCTTGTCGGTACAGATGGTTTTAAATATACCTTTAAGCGTAAAAGGAGAAAATAATCATATGATAATAAAGATTAAAACATGGGCTGAAATAAAAAACCTTGCATCTGCAAAAGGTTTAAGTCTTCAATATTATGAAGAAGGCAATAAATATTATGTCTTTATTGCTGAGTTAAGTATTGTTTATCTTTTTAGTTTAGAAAAAAATACTACTCCAACATCAGATCAAACAGATTTTGAAACAAACCATAAACCAACAGGGAATACATCAATCCCAACACCTATATCTGGTAACTTAACCTCAGTACAGGCTAAATATACCCCTAAACTTGCTCAAACAATTACAAAAGTAACACTTACATCAACAGATCAGTCAATTCTAAGTATAACTGGCGAAGGTAGGGTTGATTTTATAAACTTTAGGTTTAGTAAAGATGAGGTAGAATTATCTGTATGGGTTGATGGAGTTGAAGCATATCGTGTTGACCTTGAAATAATTGAAGAAGACCATAAGCTTAAATCAGATGAAGAAGATATTAGTTTTTCACACCCTATTGCTTCTGGAAAGACTTATCAAGAAATATGGAATGAAGCAGTAGATTTTTCTACTTCTTTTGAAGTTAAGGCAAAGAAAACGTCTAGTAATCCAAAAATGTTATCTGCTTTAATTAGATACCGTTTAAAAGTATAAACCTATGGCAAAGATCAAAAAAAACTGGGCGGACTTTAAAACAACCATCGCATCAAAAATCTTGCGTATCAACATGGAGCAAGATTTGGATTTTTACTATCTTATTGCACCTGAAAATGGCACTAAATACTATTGTGATATTCCTAAAGAAGGTACTCCTGCCCCTGTTGGCTCAGATCAAGAAGATTTTGAGTTAAACTATCAGGCTGATGTGAATCAACCAATGAAACTTAAAAGCCCTGACGGAAAAGAAAAGGTTGTTTCATCTTCTTTACCCTCAAAGACAGTAACTTGTTTTACTACTTGTGGTGATAATATAACTCCAGGTTCTGAGGAAATTGGTTCAATGGCACATAGAATGGAATGGGATTTTTCTAATACAGATAATGTTATTACCGCCCCTGCTGGTTATAAGAGAAAGCGTATTGAAGTTGAGTTCCTAGATGATATATATATAAAAGAAGGTACAATTTACTTTCATGATGCAATAAAGGGTTCATATGTTGATCTATTTGTAGTATGTAAAGCAGGTAAATATTATTTAAAGAATGATGGCTCACCAGCACTTGCTAGTGTAGATACCCCTGTTTATCACTATGTTATGGCTCACCCTATGGTTGGTTCTGTTCCTATGGGAGATGAGCTAAATACTGAGCAAGCTATGGAGACTGCCGTTACAACTGATTATAAGTTTTATGTTGAAATAACAGTTCCAGATACTGATTCAGTTTCTCATGGTGTCTCAGAGTTTGAGTGTTATCGTCCAAGAACAATGATTCTATAAGTATGAGGAAATTACCTACAAACAGTTTAGATAATTTAAGAAAGGTTCTAGAACCTGGAGATGTGATTTTATTTCATACACACTCAGTAATTAATTGGGCTATAAGAAAACTTACAAAAAGCTACTGGGGTCACTCTGCAATGTATATTGGAGATGGTTTATATATAGAAAGTATAGCGTCAGGAGTCTATATTAATGATATAATAGTATTAGGCAATGCTGATATAAAGATTTACCGTCATGACTCTATGACAGTAGATATAGCTTATCGTATTGTTGAGTCAACAAAAACAAAATCTAAAAAAGGGTATGATTATAAAGCTATTTTATACTTATTCAAGTTATTAGTAACTGGTAAAAGGTTTGGTAATGATGGGAAAATAGGTATAGAAGATAAATATATTTGTTCAGAGTTAATTGCTCTCGCTTACCAAGAAATGGGCTTAAAGGTTATTGATGAGCTTAATTATGACGAAGTTATACCTGCTGATTTTGAATATAGCCCTAATTTTAAATCAATAGATATTTAATTTTATGTCAGATAATAAACCAATGGAACAGTCGTTAGCTTTAATTGAACAAGCATTAGATTATATTAAAAAAGATATTAAAGATATTAAAGAAGAGCTTGATGGAAAGTACGTCACTCAAGATCAGTTTGAGCCAGTAAGGCGTATAGTTTATGGGGGAGTGGCTTTTATTTTAATAGCTGTTGTCGGAGCAGTAATTGCTTTGGTAGTTAAATAAAACCTATGTATATAACAAATGAAGCTCTTTTGGGGGCAAATGGCACACTAAAAGAATTTACTCTTGCTAATAAATATAAAGCTGGAAGTCTTTTGATTACCTACAATGGTAAGCTATTTTACGAATTTAAAGAGAACTCAGCATCAAACCAAGAAGATAAACTTGTTTTTGATTTTGCACCATTAGCTACTGATACTATATTAATTTCATACTATACAATTACAGAGCCAAGTGTTTTAAATGCTTTACGATATACAACTGTTAGACAGGTTAAGGATAATTCAAGAGTTGCTGATTTTGCTACATTATCAGATGTTGATATTGAGAAGCTCATTAGAGAATCAGAGGGATATATTGATGTTCTTGCTGGTAGTTGGGCTAGATATTACGTTATAGCTGGTTCTAATACTCAAGTAGGGCAAATGCATACATTTCCTAGAATAGATGATGATGTTTCAGATGATTCTTTTGCCTTTTCAGATTATCCACCAATTCCAGCAGAAGTAAGTCAGGCTACTATCTACGCTGTTGAGAACTTACAATTATTAGGGACACCCAATAGTGCTGATATAGGTGAAGAAACCATTGAAAGTGAGAAACTAGGTGATTATAACTATAAGAAAACTACAAAGAATACAGCAGATGACCCTATAGCTATGGCTAGATTGATGATCGGTAATAGAGCTACCTCACTAATGAGAGGGTTTACTAAGAACTATGGGGAAATGACTATTGATGATGGTCGTGCTACTCGCCCTGAATCATGGTTAAACTCACGAAAACGTCGTGCATTAAACTTATAATATGTCTTTTGAGAGCCTTTTGAATAAAACTGTAAATGTAGAATCACGTGTAGAATCCCAAAATGCTATGGGTGAGGTTAGTAATGCTTGGTCAGTTCTACATGCAAACATGCCTTGCCGTATACAGCCTAATAAGGTGTCTGAGAGGAACAATACATCTGGTGAGTACTTTGTTGCACCTTTCACTATATACGCCCTTACAAGCTATGCTATAGCCGATGATGACCGTATTGTAGATGTCTCTACTGTCTATGAGGTTATAAGAGCTTCAAAGGATAGTTCAGATCATCACTGGCAACTACAATGCAAGGTAATAGATAACTAATATGCCGATAGTAAAAGTCAATAATATTTCACAGTTTCTAACTGCCATTGAAAAAGGGATTGTTCAAGGTTTGCTTGAGGGTGCTGAATTACTTGCTACTAATGTAGGAAAAGAAACACCTGTATTGACTGGAAGGCTTAGAGCTTCTATTGAGCCTATTGGTAAAGTAACTAAAAAAGGTAAACAGTTTAGTTCGGGGGTAGAAAGTAATGTAGAATATGCCCAATTTATAGAATTTGGTACAGTTAAGATGAAAGCAAGAGGTATGTTTAGAAAGGGTGCTGATAAATCATTTAAAGGAATTGAAGCATTAATCAATAGAAATCTACCCAAAAATAATAGTGATTTATAATATGGCATCAATAGAAGAAGCAATTTTCACAGTTTTAAAAAACGATGCAGGTATTGCGTCAAAGGTTGGATATGGTACAGGCAAGTTTCATATCTACCCTTTTGGTGTACCAGAAAAGCAATTAAAATCAGGTACATCGGGATCTAGATATTTTATTGTCTACCAGAAAGTATCATCTAAAAAGATAACAGATGTTGATATTGAACTACCTCTAATACAAATTAATGCTATTGCAGATTCATTTAGCAATGCTATTACTCTAAAAGATGATATAATAAGGGTATTGGAAAGATTTAAAGGGAATATGGGAGCAGTTAAAGATGTTAAATTTTCCAGTTTAGAAGGTGAGACCGGTTTAAGAGATCCAGATACAGACTATTTTTATATAGCATTATCATTTAGATGTAAGTATTTCGGTGATAATGTTTAGATTAATAAACAAATATATGGGTAAAAGATTACCAAAAAAAACCAAATCACTTGATAAAATAATGAAAGATATTGATGAAAAGTTAGATAGTATTGTTGAAGAAGTTATGCCAGAAAAAGTTAAAGATGAACTGAAGCCACAAACAGAAATGGTTAAATTGGTGGCACTTCAAAATTGGGTATTAGACGGTGAGTTTATTCATGAAGGGGATCAAATTGATGTCTCATCTGAGCAAGCTGATCGGATACTTACACACACATCTGCTTTTCGTTTAGCAGACTAATATAAACGATATTATAAGTAATCTAATTTACTATGCCAACAACTACTATACAAAAGAGTGCGGCAATTAAATTTGGTTCAACTAAGCTAGAGATCGGAGCAAGTCTTGGTTCTTTGATTAATCTTGGAGCAATCCGAGATATGGAGTTCACATCAAAAGCGGAAAACATTGAAATCCCTTTTGATAATACTGCAAGTATCAAACGATTTAAGAACGGACAAAAAGCCTCTGTAAAATGCCTGTTAACTGAAATTGACATGGCAACTTTCGCTGAAACTGACGCTGGATTAGTTGTTCAAACTGTTGTAGCAGGTACTCTTGTATCAGCTTACAACGATGTTATCGCTAGTGGTTCATGGGGTTATAATGATCCTATTGTAATGACTAACCAAAATGGTTCTGGTACTCAATTAACTATCACATCTGTTACAGGTGCAACTGATGGTCTATTGGTTTCAGGAACTGACTATTTTGTAGGTCAAGATGCTTTAGGTAGAACAATCGTAACTATCATTGATAGTGTAACTGTAACTACAGAAGCTCAAGTGCTTACTATCGTGTATGACTATACACCTAATGCTAGTAAGAACATTACTCTAAACGACACTGGAACAAAGACTTTCAAGGTTGTTAGAATCACAAACACAGATAGTTCAGGTAAAGACTTTATTGTTGAATTATCAAGCGTTACAAACATTACTCCACTTGTTATGCCTTTCTTGGCTGATGACGCTGACGATGTAATGACTGTAGAAATTGAACTTGAGGGATTAGTGACATTAATCAAAGACGAACAGTCTACTGTTTAATCACCCCTAAATAATTTATTTGGGGGTGGTTAAGACCACCCCCCCTAGAAAAATATATGACAGATAAAAAAAATACATTCTATTTCCTAGATACTGATGTATTCAAGAGAAATAAAAAGGACAAAGAGCTTAAACTTTCTTCTACTGGTAAAAAATATAAAGTTCCACATGTAGAATCATTAAGTGCTGAAACATTTTCTATTATCGCTGGTTTACAGAAAGATAAAGATGATGCGGCAGCAAGTGATGATTTACAGAAGATGGTAAAAACGACGATTGACATCGTCTATTTTGCGTTAAGCCAAAAGAATAAGGTTGGGCGTGAAGAGATTGAAAAGATCCCGTTTGATGAGCTATCTGGCATCATGGGCTGGATTTTAAAGCCTAGTGAAGACAATGAGCCTTTTTTAGAAGAGGGGCATGGAGCAACAACAGAAGAACAGGAAAGCAAGTAGGCTATTTCCGTTTCGGATTAGCAGTACTTGAACTTGCAAGCTTCATAGGGTGTCCCCCAAGAACTGTTCTAGACATGCCCTGGATAGAGTTCAAAATGTATTTAGAATATATGTCATATATTCAACGCTGGAAGTCAGGAGATAAAGAATCTATTGCTAAAAACAAGATGTTAGATGCTAAAGATAAAGCTAAATACGGTGGAGGATATGATGGAGGTTTTGACAAATTCAAGAAGAGCGTAAAACAACACCACTCAAAATAAATAAAAAGTATGGCTATAAATGTAGGTGAATTAAATTACGTCATTAAGATAATAGACAAGAACTCCAAGAATGCTTTAAAAGCGGTTGGAAAGTCTATTGGTGGTGTAGAAAAAAACCTACTAAAAGCCCAAAAGGGAATAAAGGGGTTTGAGAATAGTTTAAATGGGTTTAAAGGAAAGTTTGCTGGTGTAAACAAAGTACTAAAAACATCTGCTATTGCTATAGGTGCTGTTGGTGTTGCAGCAACAGGTGCAGCAGTGGTTCTTGGTACTAAGTTTGTAAAAGATGCTGCTATTGCAGAAGGTACGTTAAATAAGTTCAATACTGTATTTGGAGAAGGTAAAGATGAGATGAATGCCTTTATTACAGAGCTTAGAAAAACAATGCCACTTGCTAGGCAAGATATTCAAAGACTTGCTGCAGATACTCAAGATTTATTAGTGCCATTAGGTTTAAGTCGTGAAAAGGCACAAGAAATGTCTCAAGGCTTCTTAGATGTATCTAATAAGATTGCAGCGTTTAATGATGTAAACCCTACAGAAGTATTAGAAGCTATTAAATCTGGACTGACTGGATCATCTGAACCTTTAAAAAGATTTGGTGTTAATGCTAACATTACAGCTTTAGAAACTAAGGCTCTTGAACTTGGGTTATTAAAGACAGGAGAAACATTTGCAAAATTAAATCCAGAGGTTGCTAACCAGATAAAAGCTCAGACATTATTAGCACAAATTACTGCTAATTCATCAGATGCTATTGAGGGTTTTGCTGCTAATAATGATTCTTTGATTAGACGTACTCAAGATCTACAGGCTTCATTTAAAGAGTTTTCTGCAGAGGTTGGTGCTGTATTTTTACCCATTGTTGACAACCTAGTAAAACAACTACTACCAAAATTTCAAGAAGTAACTGCTAACATAACGAGCTTTTTAAATGAGAATAAAGATGCAATTGCTGGTGTAGTTACCAACATGGCAAATTTAGTTGTTGAGTTCCTAAAGTTTGGTGCTGCATTAGCAGGAGGTATTATTGATAATTTGATTAAACTTAGAGACTTCTTAAATGAGCATCAAGGTATTGCTATTGCTGTAGGTGGTGCAATTGCTGGTGCATTAGTGCCGTCATTAATATCACTTGCTATATCTCTTGGGAGTGTAGCTATTGCTGCAGGTGCGGCTATTATACCGTTGCTACCATTTATTGCGGTGGGTGCGGCTATTGGTGTTGCTATTTTCGCTTTAAAGAAAGCATTTGAATTACTATCCCCTATTATAAAAGAAAAGTTTGGTGATCAGTTCGTAGCAGTTAAAGAAGCAGTACTTGGTGCATGGGACGCTATAAAAAATGCTTTTCAGTTAGGTGTTAACTTTGTTAAAAGAAATTCAGATAAAATTGTTATAGCTATTGGGCTTATGTTCCCACCCATTGGCTTATTAATATTGGCATTTAAAGGTTTTCAAAATAACTCAGATAAGATTTTTGGTGCTGTTAAGGCTATATTTGTAGCTGTATTTAAAGAAGGTGTAAAAAGATTTACTCAGTTATTAAACATAATAAAATTTGTATTTAATTCTATTGAAGCGGTAATCAATGGAACTATTAACTTTTTTACAAATACTGTTCCTACGTTTTTAGAAAAAGCACAAGAGTTTGGCTCTGCTATGGTTGATGGGATTAAAGAATTACCTGGTAAGTTTTTACAGCTAGGAAAAGATACAATTTCTGGATTCACTCAAGGTATAAAAGATAGTTTCACTGGAGCATTATCAACAATGACAGAATTTGGTAGTAAAATTATCGGTTCTGTTAAAGGTATTTTGGGTATTAGCTCACCATCTAAAGTATTTACAGAGTTAGGTGGACAAACAGCCGAAGGGTTTTTACTTGGTATTTCTGAGCAAAATGAAGAAGCTGTTGCTGTAATGGGTACATTTGTAGAAGGAATGACCAAAGAAGCAAGCAAGGTTAAACAAGAACTTGATTTTAGTGGTGCTTTTCAAGGGCTTGAGCAGGTTGTAGATGATGCATTTACTAGTGCTTCTGATTCTATCAAAGAATTTGCTGACAATAATAAGCAAGAACAAGAGCGTATTCAAAGTGATATAAAATCAACTATTTCTGAAATGGACGATTTAAAAACTGCATTTAAAGAAGCTTCTGATGCAGCTAAACAATCATTTGATCAAGATGCCTCTCAAATAGTTCTACAAGCTACACAAGAAAAAGCTAAACTTGAGGCTGAGATAGCTAAAATCAAGTCTGATGCTTTGGCTACACAATCACAAGACGGAGACCCTACAGCCAACCTACAGGCTCAAAAAAGAGCCACAGAAGAACTTGCGGCACTACAATTACAATTAGCTGAGGCTGAGAAGATTCTTACAACTAATAAGCAAGAAGGTTTAGTCAGTACTGAACAATTAGCAGAAGCTGAAAGAGTTGCAGCATTAGATCCATTAGCTGCATTACAAGAACGATTCTTAGCAGAACAAGAAGAACGTCAATTAGCTTTTGATGCTGAGTTATTATTGCTAGAACAAAGAAAAGAAGCATTAACAGTTTCATTGCTAGAAAGACAAAAGGAGTTTGATAACTTCTATGCTCAACTACAAGCACAAGACCAGGCTTTTTCAACATCGTTTTTAACTCAACTTCAAACAAGAGAAACAGCCACTATTGCATCTATCAACAAGCTAATAACTTTCTATAATAAATTAGCATTAGCTAAACGGTCTGCTGGTCGCCATGATGGTGGATTTAAAAAAGGTGGATTTACTGCTGCTGGGTTTGCTCAGGGTGGTTATACTGCAAAAGGCAATGAGAACGCTGTAGCTGGCGTGGTTCATCGTGGGGAGTGGGTTATGCCTAAATGGATGGTACAAGGCATGCCGTCTCTTACAGGTCAGCTAGAAGGCATTAGAACAGGTGGTGCTGGTCAGATAACTAATGATAGTTCAAAGGTTGTAAATGTTAATGTAACAAATCAAGGAGCAGAACAAACAGAGTTCTGGAGAAACGCTCAATATCTTAAATTCATGGGTGGATATATTTAAAATTTATGGCAGAAGTAGTAATCACATTTAGATCAACGATTTTCAACGGTAACTTAACTGGTACTGGTGATATTTATATGATGACTGATATTCCAGAAGGTTTATCAAGTCCTAATATTCGTGAATCTGAACAAGTTAAACAAGGGGTTCATGGAATCATTGACCAAGTATCTTACTATGGTAAGCGTGTGCTTACATTCACAGGTAAGATTATTAGTGATACTGAGGCAGGTCGGTTATTGATGCAGAGAAACCTAGAGCAGATTTTTGCTTTAGACTCTGTTCAAGATAGCCTTGATTCTGGTTACTATGATTTAACTATTTTAGATGAATCAAGTGGTACACGCATTATCAGTGTGAAGGTTACAAGCGGTATTGAGTTTTCAAAAGATTCAGGAGAGTCTGCTCAAAGAGATTTTATTGTTAGCTTAAAGGCAAAAGATCCGTGGTATCTAGGTGCTACTTTATATTCAAACTCATTAGTTGAGGCATTAACTTCTACTACATTTAAACTACCAACCAAACTACCAACAAAGATTATTCCACTTACTAAATTTACTGAGGTTCTAACTAATAATGGTAATTTTGCTGCACCACCTATTATTACCCTAACTGGACAAAGTACAAACCCTAGAATAATAAACCAGACTACAGGGCGTGAAATGAAGATCAATACAACACTTTCTACAGGTCAAACAATAATAATAGACGTTGGTTTGGGTACTATTGAAAAAGATAGTGTTGATATTAGTTCTTCATTAGACGATACTTCACGGTTCTTATACCTAGATCCAGGAGCAAACACTATTGAAATTAGGGATGATTCACCAGTAGCACCAGATCTAGATGTTAATTTTCAATGGAAAGACACTTATATCTAAACTATGGCAAGAGAATTTAGACTAAAACTATATAGCAAATCAGGAGCTTTGGAATCAACACTGTTTTCAAAGGATTTTGAGCTTAAAAATTTCACTAAGACTATTAATCAGCCAGGAAAAGCATTGTTTAGTGTCTCTAAAAGCTCAAGCAAGGCACTAAAGGTTACGTTTCAAAAGTATAAAAGGATTAAAATATTCAGATATAGTGATGCATCAGCTTCATTCATTGTTAAATGGTCTGGATATATTGAGCAGGTTGATGAGGCTATAGATACGTTTGAGATTGGTTGTGTGGGGTTATTAAAAGTTTTTGACAAACGCCTCACCACGTCAGGTCAAGCTATTGTAGGAGATGGTGGAACTAAAGCCCTAGAATTGTTAGATGCTACAAACATTACAGATGATAGTGGAATTATTAGAGGAACAGCAGATTATACAGAAGTCATTGATTTAAAGGCAGATTATAAGCCTGTTCTAGATATTTGGGAAAGCATCGCAAAGGCTGAACAGGGTGAGTTTGAAATAACAGATGATACAGATACCCTGAATTTTAGAAAAGCTTTAGGAACAGATAAGTCATCTTCTATTGTATTAAAGTTTAATGAAGATAACCCTGAATTTAATAATCTAAGTTTCGCTAAGATAAGAGAAACAGGTAAGCAGATCTTTAATAGTATTGTAGGTATTGCTAAAACATCGGGTGGCACTCCCCTAACCTCTTTGCAGCAAAACACTGTTTCTATAGCTAAATATGGGTTATTAGAAAAAGTAGAATCATTTAATGATGCAGAGAATCAAGGACAACTAGATGATCTTACTACCGCATTTCTTAATCAGTTTAGTGAAGAGATTGATAATCCAGAGATTCGTGTACTGGAAAAGCAAACAAAAACCAATATTTTAGGGAATTCAATAACGGTTGGACTTGATTTAGATGACATAGAATTGGGTGATATTATAGCGTTAGTGTTTAAAACGAGTTATAATACAGTTAATGCTAATAGACGAATAGTCTCAATCGCTGTAAATGTTGATAAGGGTGGTAATGAAGATATACGTCTCAAACTTAATAAACAAGATCAAAACTTAGAAATAATTACAGCTCTGCAAGACGCTGATCAGTCAAAGGAAACGGAAAGAAAACAAGCTGACCTCGTTCGTAGAACTTATAGATAAAATATATGTCAACAAGAGTATCCCCATTAAACTCTACAGTGACAGATTGGAATGATTCTGATCTAACACTATTCCACCGAGACCATATTGGCAGTCTTGGGGCTGGAGTGCTAAAAATAGACAAAGTATTAAAAAGCCTTGAGAATAAAGGTTTTGAATTAATGACAGGTGCAATTACTGCAGCAGGTTGGATTGGTTCAAATAATTCTTCATGGTATGGAGACCCTAACGGTGCAACAGCAACTATCTCATTTGCTACTGATAAGCAAAACAGTGGTTCAAGCTCATTAAAGATCGCCTGTACTGTAAATAATGGTTCACAAAAACCTCAAGCTAGACTAAGTGTTGCTTCTGGTAGTTATTCTGGTGGT